GTCTTGGTACAGCTTACCAAAGCGGCTGATTCGGTCCGCCGTGATAGGTAGGTGCCACTTCTGATGAGTATGCCCGCGCACGATCAGGCTGGCGTCCTTAAATTGCATCTGGTCAATGTCGACACGTAGCACACCTTTTGAGCGTGGCGCATTGCCACCCATGCCATGGTGATAGTGCACGAACGTCGAACTGCGGCGCTTGCCGTTGGCGTGGATCTGCATCCACAACCAACCGCTGTAACCAGCGACGGTGATGTTGCCGCCGTTCTTGTTTACGATGTACGCGACGCGGTCCAGCGGGCTGGTGTGCATGCGCTTCTCAATGTTGGTCTCGTGGTTGCCACGGCCCATAAAACGAATGACGTCCTTGTACTTAGTCAGAAACTCGGCGCTGTCCTCAATCACGTCGTCTAGGTACGTGATGCTTTTGTACTCTGGGCGTATGTCGCTGTAGCTGGAACGTGGATCCCACTTGCCGCCCATCAAGTCAAACCAGTCGCCAAAGATGAACACGGGGCTGTCGGTTCGCTTGGCTTCATCGAGGTGCCTGCGCAGCATCACGCGGTCGCACTTCACGCTGTCGTAGTGGACGTCAGAAATAAACAGCATACGCTGCGGTTGCTTGTCCAGCTTTACGCTGTGGACGGTGCGGCTGATTTGCTCAATCTTCATGTGTATAGCCAAATGACGTCCTCGTCTTTTGTTTCATCACAATCGCAGTGCACAAAACCATCGCCAAGACCTATCCTGTGAAAGCCAGCGTCAATGAGTGCGCCGACTATGTAAGCACGTTCTCGTGAGTTCCTGCAGCGAATGTCAGCCGCGAGGCCCTTCATATGCGCCGAGTCCTTGACCCCTCCACACCTCCGATTTTCTGTTTCCGATCTGTACCCACTCGTCACCACAAACGGAATCCCAGCGATTGCACGAGCGCGATCTAGCATGTCAAGAAACGTGTCATCCATCATGCGCTCACCGCTCCCTTTTCCTTCGATAGGACAGTCGAACTCATGATAATTGAAAAATCTCATTGTAGGGCTATTGAGAAAGCTGCAATAAAAATAATGACGTCAGCTATGTCACCACGGCCATACACGTAGGCCTTGTAGATTATGTTAGCCAGCACTGTCGCTAAGATAATATATATCATTTTTCTTTTTTCTGGATGACATACCAGTTGTCATCGGTGTGACCGAGTATGGTGATGCCGTCATATGCTCGATTGAAGGCATACGTAGCACTGCCGTCAATTGTTGCCGTGCCCACGTCAGCTAAATTAATGCGCAGCTCCACGTCTGTGTTGGCTGTTATGGTGCTGTCGCTGTGGAATTGTATAGTGCGGCCGTAGCTTTCTGCAATAGGTGGCAAGTACAATATCGCCGTGCCATTGCCTAACGTCCACGTGTTCATTATATGCAGGTCAGTATCACCAACAGTTGACGTGCCACCGCTTCTGTGTGTTATCTCACGATTTACTCGCTGTTCTCTGCTGCCAAGCTGTGCAAAGCCATTGCCTGCATATCTATTAAAGGTAGCGCCCGTTCCTGCGATGCCCACAATCGGATCGAGAATGATGGGGTCATTCGTATTGATTGGGTCACCAATTGCAGTGGTCACGGTGCTGGGGTCGTGAGTCAAGTAAAACGCCTCAAGCTGCGTGTATACGGGCCGTGCTGTGTACGTCATTTCAAACAGTGCATAGTATTCGCTGCCGTCGTCAATCACTTGCCACATGTAAATCTGACTGCCAAATATCTCGCCTCTTTGCACCTCGGTGGCCTTGCGCTGTCCTCCAAGTATTTCCTTGACGCCTAGGCGGTTGATGCCTAGTCCCGCTGACGTATCGTTTAAGCTATCCCAAGCGGAAGTGCTAATGTGACCGAGACCACTGAGCACTCGTATGATACCGTCAGCGTTTTGAGTTTCTTCGTCACCAAAAATGACCTCGCCCTGATCAATGGTACCACGCGCGTCGTCGCTGTTCGTGGCGGTAAACTCTACAGTGTCGCCGAGCGCGGTGCCTTCCACGATGTCTGCACGCAGCACGCTAATGTCAAAATCAGCGCCTGATGTGGCTACGAGGTTTGTGTTATTCGCACCGTCGTCGTCAATGCCAAAGATGTCAATGGTGATGTCGAGGCCGTTCTCGTCTGTAGCCAGAGCAGGACTCAAGATGTAGAACGGCAGTTCAAGCTCGGCGCCGTCGCGCTTGTCAAATATCTCGCTGACTATACTGAATGTGGATGCGGAGCTTTGCCAGCTTACGTCACCGTAGACGTGGCTGGTGTATTCATACGGCCACTCATCAGAATCGCCAAAGCCAAAAAACACAAATTGTGACCCGTCGTATGTGACGTTTCTCTGCAGGTACTTGGTGCCTGCCTTGATGGTAAACTGCAACCGCACGCGACCGACACGTTCGTTGCCTGTGCTAATGCCGTCGCCGTCGTAATTGTAAATGAGCGTACCGCTGACAGCGAACACGGTGCCCGTGTCGTAGTCAATATCCGTGTCGCTCTTAGTGGTCCCAAATTCGCTCTCCGTGTAAACGCTGTCAAACACGATCGGATAGTTGCCGTTGTATCGGCGCACTCTGCTGACCGTCTTGAGCGGTGGCAGGTACGTGTACTCATAACCTCGCAAGCGCTCAAACGTACTGTCAAATGCTTTGCTTGCGCTTATGCTTTGTTGCGTGATTGCAGTGCCATCCTTTTGCGTGCCTTCTACGGTCAAGGTGGTGCTGTACTTCTGTGCACCTACAGGCAGAAACCACCATTTGCCTTGAGCCTGAAACAGTCGAGCGTTCCATACTTTGGCCAAGTTTTCCAACACATCAAACGTGCTGTAAAATTGGTTTTGTCCGTTGCTGTCAGGATTGTACAGACCATAGTGGCTGATGCGTGTGTCTTCTAGTTGGTTGCTACCTACGTAATCGTCACTTTTGAAATCGTTGACGTAATAAAGGAAATCATCCGTGCTCCAGAGGTGCGTCGCTCGTGTCTTGTTTAAGCAGTTCAGCAGGTGATCCACTACAGAAACCGCCCCCCCATACGCAGTGCCGTCATTGTCGTACAGAATGTTTTGCAGGTTGCCGAGGTCGTCCGCCGCTGTAATCGTGTTTGCCACGGGGAAGTATTCGAACGGCCGTACCACTTGTTCAGGGTACAGCACGCCGCCCCACCAAAAGTCGTTCGTGCCGTCTGGATCTTTGCGTATGCTAACGCTAAAACGCTGTTCTGCTGCCGTCGCAAGGTCGTCCATGAACCCCGTATGAACGCTATTTTGTTCCATTAACGTGAACGTCACTTCGCTACCAATTACGAGCTGGTATCGGTCTTCGTTGTTTCCTGCGTAGCGCAGCACAAACCCATCAGCCCCCAATTTGAACAAATGTGTAGTCCCTGTAAAATTTGCGTCATGGATGTTGAGGCGCCAGTCGGTGCCTTGGTCGTCAGTAAATTCTGCGTACAGTCGAATCGGGTCAGCCATCAGAATCCTCTTACTCGGTTTCGGTCAATTGCGTTGCGCTCGCTAGTCAACAAGATGTCGCGTCCAGAAATCTTACCAGTGACCTGCACCTGCTGGCCACCCATCATGTCCTGCAGCTTGCTCAGTGGTGCAATTACCTCAGGGTCAACTCCTGCGCCTTGGTTGTCACCTACCATCGCAAGCGTAGGACCAAAAGCAAGGCCACCTTGTGCGAGCGCTGGCGGCTTAGACTCCATTCGCGATTGTAAACCTTTAATAACTGCGCCCGTCGCTACCAAAGCAACACCTGCAGCAATTGCTGCTGGTGGGTTGGCTATAAGGTTAGCATAGAACGCCGTCGCTGCCACACCAGCAGCAATAAATTGAGCACCTAAATCAATCAGCAAATTTGCCAGCCCTGCAATGGCTTGACCAAATACGTCGGCCATTGTCATCGTGCCACTAATCAGGCCACCAATTGCCATGCCAATGCCCACGTATGCCGCCTCCATCTTCGACGCCATGTTTATGCTTATTGCTATTTCATCGTTCAGCTCGCCTTGACCTTCTGCCATGTCGCTTACTGCCGTGCTTGCCTGTGCAATAAGTTGTGGTTGCGGTATCGCGCTGCCTACGCCTTGCGGTGTTAGTGGTTGCATACCTGCGTCACCTGCGCCGCCTCCGCCGCCCATTCCTAAATCCAATGAAGGAATAAGATCGGAAAAGAAACCTACAACCTTGTCCTTTGTTCTGTCAAGGTCTTCCTCTGTTACAAATTCTACAGGATCCTTTGTTTTCGCGTCATCAATTGCGCCAGTAAATCCTTCATAAATATCCTTTCCAGCCTGTGCAGTATCCTCAGCAATGTCTTTCAATCCTTCTGTGAGCACCTCACCAGCTGCTTGAAAACCATCAGTGAATGCGGTCTTAATTGCTTTGAACAACAGCTTAAAGCTGTTCACCACGTTCATCACCTGCATCTTTATGATTTGGAACGCAGCAACAAAGGCCTGCTTAAATAGCGCAATAGCAATACGCAAGCCTTCGCTTTCGTTGTACATGTCAATCAGCGCATTAATTGCATTGGCCAACGGCTTCTTGATGTCATCCCAAAAATAAAAGAAGGCAGCGACCAATCCAGCGATGGCTAACACAGTCAAACCAATCGGACTGGTCATAGCCGTAAACATAAGCTTAAAGGCTTTCACCAATGGACCAGCAATGAACTTACCTAACATCATGAAACCTTGAACCAACGCAGGTAAAATGGTAAGCAGTGGACCAATAGCAGCCGCAATACCTGCACCAATGAGCATGAAGCGCTTGGCCTGTGGTGATAGATTGGTGAGCGCCTGCATCAAGCCAACAAACTTATCAAGCATGTCTTTTAGCACAGGCATCAAGCTCTCAGCAAGCGCAGCACCTGCTAGCTTTAAATTGTCCAGCGCCGTGCTGAACTTACCTGAAGCCGTTTGGCTGAGGCGTTCCATGGCGCCAGCTGCAAAACCTCCCTCAGCGCTAAAACTTTGCAGCACTGCATTAAACTGCTCCACGCTAACGGCACCAGCGCCCAGCTTGTCAGCTGGTAAACCAGTGGCCTCTGACAAAGCCGTAAAGATTGGAATGCCGCGCTCGGCCAATTGGTTCAAGCTCTCCAGCTCCACCTTGCCCTTAGCGTTGACCTTGGAAAAGATGGCCGCTATCTCGTCAATGGGCTGACCGCTCGTCGCTGCAATGTCGCCAAGGAACTGCAGCTGTTCGTTCACTTGGCTAATGTCTGATCCAGATGCAATCAGCTGACGCGCTGACTTGGCTACTGCTTCAATTTGGAAGGGTGTCTTTGCTGTAAACTCATTAAGGTTGCGCATCATTGCTGCCGCCTCCTTAGCTCCACCAGTCAAGCTGACAAAACTGGTTTCCATTGTTTCAAGGTCGGCAGCACTCTTGACAGCAGCAGCACCCAGCGCAGCGATTGGCATGGTCAGCGACCGCGTCATGTTCCTACCAAGCTGCTTGGTGTTGCGTCCGAAGTTGCGCATCTTGGACATGCTGCTGCCCAGAGCCTTGTCAAACTGTTTAGTCTGTGCGCCTATCGTTACTATGAGATCGTTCAGCTTTGCCATTCGTCGCGCTCTTTAATTGCTTCTAACAGTTCCTCTTTGGTTAGTTTCTTTGCGTTCTGCTTTGGTCGCTCCCACGGGAACTGCATCA